GTGGAGCCTGGCCACCGCTACCTGGGCCGCAATCGCCCCGCTCTTGCCGTTCATGGCGGCGGGTGCGGCCGTCGCTGGCCTCGCATACCTCATCTACACCAACTGGGAGAAGGTAACGAGCTGGTTCCGCGAGACCTGGACCCGGTTCGTCGAGTGGCTCACCGGTCTGTGGGATAAGGTCCGCGCCGTTGGCGAGACCATTTGGGACATCATCACACTGCCCACCCGCACGGCCCTCGCCTGGCTGCGGGAAGCCTGGGACGCGTTCGCGAGCTGGTGGCACTCGTGGTGGGACCGGCTTGTCGCGTGGGTGCGGGGTGCCGTTGACCGGCTCCTCGCGCCGATTCTCACAATCATCGACTGGGTCCGCAAGGCCCTCGACTGGCTGGGTCGCCTGTTCGGCGCCCAGGCGACGGCCAGCTCGGTGCCCGCAGCTCCCGCAATTCCTAACGCCACAATCTCGGGAAGCGGCCTCCCCAAACTGGCCACCGGCGGCATCGCCACGCGTCCGATTATGGCCGACATCGCCGAGACGGAACCCGAGGCGGTCATCCCCTTGAGCCGGCTGCCCAGCATCATCGCATCGCTCGGCGGAACCGCCGGCGGGCCCGTGACCATCGTGGTCGAACTTGACAGCCGCACACTTGCCCGGGCGGTCCTGCCCGAGATGCACCGTGAGATTGTGCTGAGGACGGGTCTGGCATGAGTGCCGTTGAAGTTGTGATTGCCGGCACCGACCGCACAGCCGTCGTCGACCTGCAGACGCTCGAGGTCGAGGACGCGGTCGGGGAACGCTCCGTGGCCCGATTCCACGTCACGGATCTCGATGGCTCTCTCGCCTCGGTCATCGTGCCCGGCTCTCCTGTGGAAATCAGCTTGGACGGTACTGCAATCTTCGGCGGCACCGTCGACCGGGTGAGGCGGCAGCGCGCAGCGATGGGAGCCAGCGCACAGGCGCTCGTGGTCGACTGTGCCGACTGGCACCAGCTCTGTGACCGGCGCATCGTGAGTGAGGCCTACAGCGATACCACTGCGGGCGCCGTCGTGCGGGCCTTGCTTACCGGCTACCTCGCTGCGGAGGGCGTCACCGAGGGCAACGTCCAGGATGGTCCGCCCGTGGCGGAGGCGGTGTTCAACTACGTGCCCGTCACGCGAGCGCTCGACGCGCTTTCCGAGCGGGCCGGGTTCGCGTGGTGGATTGACGCTGCGAAGCGGCTCCATTTCGTCGACCGCGCCACCTACTCCGCCCCCTGGCCTCTCGAGCCGGGGCGCAAGTGGGGTAGCCTACGCGTCAACGCCAGCCGCCAGGGCTACCGCAACCGCCAGTACGTCCGAGCCGGTAAGGACCTGACTGACGAGCAGGTTGAGACCTTCAAAGGCGACGGGGCCCGGCGGACGTTCACGCTCGGGTACCCCATCGCCCAGGTGCCCACTGTCGCGGTCAACGGCATCGCCAAGACCGTCGGTATCAAGGGCATCGACACCAGCAAGGACTGGTACTGGAACAAGGGGGATGCGGTGCTCACCCAGGACGAGGGCGACACTCCTCTAACGGCCAGCGACATCCTCGAGGTGACCTACCGTGGGTGGTATGACGTAGTGGTCCTCGTCACCGACGAGGCGGAGATCACCCTCCGCCAGGCCGTCGAGGGGGGGAGCGGCTGGTACGAGGTCGCCGACGACGAGCCCTACCTCGGTTCCGCCACCGCAGCCATCCAGTGGGCGAACGCGCGGCTTCGGCGGTACGCCCGCATGCCCACCACCATCACCTTCGACACATGGGAGCCCGGACTAAGGCCGGGCCAGCTCCTCACAGTGGACGTGCCCGACCTCGGCCTGGCCGGCGACTACCTCATCGAAGAGGTCCGCCTATCGTACCTGACGGGCCAGGATTGGCTCTATTCGGTGCGGGCCGTCTCCGGCGAGGCGGTCGGTGGCTGGGTACCCTTCTTCCGCAACATGGCTACGCGGGGCCAGGCCTTCGTCGTCAGGGAGAACATCCGTGAGGAGCAGGTCCTCATCGTCCTCGTAAGCGCAGCGGAGGACGTCGGCTGGGCCGAGGCCTCGGTGGTCAACGTGTGGGCGTGTCCGATTCCGTCAGACAGCGTGTATCCCGGAGAGGAGTTGTACCCGTGCTAGCGGCCAGAGCTCGATGCAGGAGGCAGAGACCGATGGTCCGGGAAAGCCTGCTCTGGAGCGGCTCGGTGCGCATCGTCATCGAGACGTCCACCCGCCGGCGGGTCGTGTCGCTCACGAACCTCATCACCGACGCCGGGCTCAACCTCATGCGTGACGCTCTCGCCGGCCTCGCGACCGACGTAGAGATCAAGTACGTCGCCGTCGGGACCGGGTCTACGGCGCCCGCGCCGTCAGACACGAAGCTCGTGAACGAAGTTTTCCGCAAGCCCGTCACCAAGCAGGAGCTCGTGGGCACCGGGCAGGTCCAGACGACCGTCTACCTGGCGCCCTACGAGGCCAACGCGGCGATTGCGGAGATCGGCTGGTTCGCCGGTCCGGACGCGGGACCGGCCAAGGACTCTGGCATCCTTGTAGCCCGGGTCCTCTACTCCCGAACCAAGAGTGAGCTCGAGTCCTGGCAGATAGTGCGCACCGACACGTTTGGGAGGGCGTAGACCATGGCCTACACCAAGAACGACCCGGCCTGGGTCAACGGCGGGGCCCCGGGCATCTCTGCCGAGCGCCTCAACCATCTCGAAACTCAATACGACGAGGCCAAGGCCGACCTCGACGCCAAGATGCACGAAACCACCGGCCACAAGCACACCGGCGCGGCGGGGGACGCGCCCAGAATCGACCCCACCACCGGCCTGACCTATGTCCCAGTCAACAAGGCCGGGGACACGATGACCGGAGGGCTTACAACAACAGGGCTTACGGTAAGGACTGCTGGTAATGCTGGTATCAACCTTGGGCGTACTGACGGTGTTTCCTCGACCCCTTTCATTGACTTCCATTCTGGGGCTACGGCTGTAGACCGTGACGCTCGTATTATAGCCAGCGGAGGTACTGGGGTTAATGATGGTGGAACACTTAATGTTGACGCTGCTGCGTTTACTGTAAACGGTAATACCGTCTGGCACGCAGGCAATGACGGCGCGGGGAGCGGGCTGGATGCGGACACGGTGCGCGGCTACGTGCCCGCGAAGGTGGTCACGATGTCTATCTCGGCTCCTACCTGGACCGCCAAGGCCGCGATGCCCACGGCGCGGGGCTACCTCGCCGCAGCCGCCCCTGGCAACGGCAAGCTCTACGCGGTGGGAGGGTACGACGGCAGCAACCGCCTCGCGACCTGCGAGGAGTACGACCCTGCTACCAACACCTGGACCACCAAGGCCGCCATGCCCACGGCGAGACACAGCTTAGCCGCAGCCGCCCCTGGCAACGGCAAGCTCTACGCGGTGGGCGGGTACAACGGCAGCTACTGCGCGACCTGCGAGGAGTACCACACAGGCGATGTTACCGCGCCTGTGTCTGGTTTCGTCCGGTGGCCGGACCTATCCCTCGCGGGGGTCGTAAAAGGAACCTCCTATGCCGCGCCATCCTCCGGTACGGCCATATTCATGGGCGCTGACGAAGTTGCCTAACTAAGCGGAGGTGTTTTCGTCATGATTGACCGGATAGCACTGCTGGAACGCATTTGCTCCCTTGGTGGGAACAAGAGCCTCGCTGACGTGGACGCGGCCCTCGCCAAGCGCGACGTGGCCGCCCGTGCAGCGGCCAAGAAACAGCGATACCGTGTGGAAATCTGGGACAAGAAGTCGCCTATCAACGGCGTTCCAGCGGAGCGGGTGCTCGCGTCCCGCACGGACGTCCCTGAAACTGGCGAGGTCTACTTGATTTACATTGATGGCAAGCTCACCTACTTTCAACCTCACCCACCGGGGGACGCTGGGTTGCGGGCTATGACCCGCGATGAGGTTTTACAAATTGGCGACCAGCACATAACGGAGCTGGCGACCGCCGAGGCGGAAGCGGAAATCGTGGAAGAGGTGCTGGCGAAGCTCTAAGGTGAGCCCGGCAATCATGGCGCTCAGTTTCGATTCCTGGGGGTGGTCCCGTGGACGTGACCTGGGCTGACTATGGTATCGCCGGCCTGGCGCTGGGCGTGCTGGCCCTGGCCGTTACGACCGTGGCGCAGCTCGCTCGGTCCAGGAGCGCGCACGGCGATGGCAGCTCCCGGGTCGACCCGGTCCTGATTGGGCTCCTTGACCGCAACACTAAGGCCCTGGAGGGCCTCCAGAGCACCATGGCCCACCAGACCGAAGCCCTCACCGACATCCGGGTCGGCATGGCCGACCTCGGGGCCACCCTCCGGGAGCACGGGGCCCGCTTGGAGGAGATCCGGCGCAACACCGACGGCCGGCGCAGGGCTGGGAAGGGGTGAGAGAGGTGGGTAACAGACGGGTCGTTCTCGACCCCGGCCACGGTGGCGCGGATCCGGGCGCTGTCGGGGCCAACGGGGTCCATGAGAAGCGGATCAATCTCTTCATCGCCCAGGAGGTGCGTCGGCTCCTGGAGGCCGCCGGGGTTGAGGTCCTCATGACCCTTGACACGGACCGGGACCTTACTCTGGCCGAGCGCGCAGCCATCACCAACCGCGCCGGCGCGGACTGCATCGTCAGCATCCACGCCAATGCCTCGGGGACGGCCGACCCCGAGCACAGGGCCCGGGGCATCGAGACCTACTGCCTGCCCGGGGGGCCGGCCAAGGTCCTGGCCGACGTGGTCCACGAGTTCATGGTCCGGGCGACCGGCGCCCCGGACCGCGGCGTCCGGACGAACCGGGCGTTCTACATGCTCCGGAAGACCGACCCGCCGGCGGTCCTGGTCGAAACCGGCTACCTCACCAACGTGGCCGAGTGCGCACTCCTCACTGAGCCGACCTACCGGTTCAAGCTCGCCCTGGGGATCGCGGCCGGTATCATCGCGTGGCTGAGGGAGGTGAAATCATGAACGAGATCCTAACGTGGGACTACCTGTCGACGTTCGGGGGCATGGCCCTTGTCTGCTTCTGGCTGGTCCAACTCACCAAGGACCCCATCGACGCCCTACTAGGGCGTTGGAACTGGCATCTCAAAACGGCGCACCTAGCCTGGATTTGGGCAACGCTCCTGACCGCTCTTGTCTGGGCATATCAGGGCGTCCTGACGGGCTGGAACATCGCTCTCGCTCCCCTCAACGCCATCTTCATTGGCCTTGCCGCCATGCGCACCCACGAGGCAGGCGCTGCCGATGGTGCCAACCTCACCGAGTCGCCAGAGACCGCAGAGACCGAATGACGCCCTGATCGCCTCCCGACAGATGTTCCCCCCCGATGCTCCGAGGCCCCCACCCTAAGCGGTGGGGGCCTTTTTGCGTGTACGCCGGAAGTTCCCAGGCTCACCGAGGCCGCCCTCGGGCACGCCGCCGCCGATGTCGGCCGGCTCACTGAGGAGTATCCGGAGGTGGCCGCTCTATTGAGCCGGCTTCCTCCCCCTCACCGGTAGCCCCTCACCAGAACACCCGTTCCCCCGCCTGAGACCCCTCGCCGACGCGCGAAACGGTGACCCCACGTAGGGTAGTAGCCACCACCCCCTAAACGCAACTCCCGCTAGGCCCTCTAGCAGGGCTTTTCTTTTCGCCGACCGCGCTAGAGCCCCTCAGAAGGCCCGTAGCGGCAAAACCGCTGGTAAACGACGCGCTGAGAGGGCGCAGGACGGGCCTTTGGGACCGTATACGCCTATATACACCTCCGCGGCCGGTTTGGCCGCTCCTGGGCCGTCTGAGAGGTTCCGAATTCCGGGGCTCGCGGAAAAATTCTTGAGCCGACGGCGAAAACCCCCTTGACGTCCTGCCTACAGGCGTATATATTAGTATACAGATAGTGGCCCGCAGGCCCGAGAGGCCGGGGCGGAAGGAGCATGAACAAATGAGACTCACCGAGGCGATCATCAGCAACGTCTGCGACGTCCTCCACGCGCACGCGCGCGCCATCATGCGTGCGCGACGGCGCGCCCCTGCTGGCTGGCGGGTCATGGCGGAGGTCGAGGTCGAC